ACGGGACTTCTCTGCAACAGGTTACAGACCCAGACTTGGGCACGGTAATTGATGTTGTTTGGGTCGATGGTTATTTTATGACAACTGACGGAACCAGTCTGATTGTCACGGAACTTACTGATCCCACACAAATAAATCCATTGAAATATGGATCGAGCGAAATAGACCCAGATAGGGTAGTTGGTTTGTGGAAGATCAGAAATGAAGTTTATGCGTTAAACCGCCACACAATCGAGGTGTTCGACAACATTGGCGGTGATTTTTTCCCATTCCAACGCATTGATGGCGCTCAAATACCTAAGGGGTGTGTTGGTACTCACGCATGTTGTGTTTACGAGGATACTATTGCTTTTCTCGGGAGTGGAAGAAACGAGGCTCCGTCGATCTATATTGCAGCCAATGGTAGAGCACAGCAAATCAGCACCCAAGAGGTGGATAGGATCATCGGCGGGTATACGGAATCGCAGCTTTCTAACGTGAAGCTAGAAGCTCGCAACGACAAAGCGCAGCGTCTTTTATATGTACATTTGCCGGATCGTTGCTTAGTTTATGACGCTGTATCGTCTCAAGTACTTAATAAATCGGTGTGGTCGGTATTGACCTCAACATTAGGGGCCGGATTTTCGGAATACAAAGCTAAAAACCTCGTATGGGTCTACAACAATTGGTGGGTTGCTGATCCAGGGTCAAATACGTTCGGGACTTTGACGCAATCAATTGGGAGTCACTGGTCTGTGAATGTTAGGTGGGAGTTTGGGACGACGATCTTGTATAACGAGGGTCGCGGTGCAATCATGCACGAAATCGAACTCGTGGCCCTTACCGGCAGGGTTGCGTCTGGAATTAGTCCGACAATCGCAACGTCTTATTCTGTCGATGGCGTAACGTGGAGCCAATCTAGGTTTATAAACGCCGGGAAGCAAGGCGAGAGGCTGCGTCGCTTGGCGTGGTTTCAGCAGGGATTTATGCGTAATATGAGGATGCAGAGGTTCCAAGGCGACACACAAACGCATGTGGCGTTCACTCGGTTAGAGGCAAAAATAGAGGCTTTGGCTAACTGATGGCTATCAAACTTGGGCTGACACGCGATCAACTGGCTACGTTCCTGAAAGACCCGGAGCAGATCAAGCAGTTTGAGAAACTTTTCGGAACTGTACAGCAGACAACAACAATTATTTTACCGGCGGTTGATACAAGCGTAGGACTTGCTAACGCTCAAGCAGCAAAGGCTATCGGAGACGTAGAGTCTTTTAAAACAGATGCGTCTCAGTCAATAAGCGCTATAACATCAAAAATCAATGTTTTGTCGGCAAATGTTGTTGATTTGTCGGATAGACTAGACGGTATCAAAGAGGCTGATAACAAAGGCTTTATTTTTGCCGAAATTCAGCAAATTAAGAACGAAATTGACGCGCTCAAAGTAACGTCAGCTATACGACGACCTCCAAAGCGGAGGCGCATTGGGTGTTTTCTTGATACGACAACACAGACTGCGGCGGCTATAAATACAGCATACGCCGTAACTTTCAACACCACAGATCAGTCTGACGGGGTATATATTGGGACTCCTTCGTCGCGTATTTATGTAGACACCGAAGCAATTTATAATTTCCAGTTTAGCGTGCAGACTGACAACACGAGCGGCGGCAGTCATTTGGTATTCTTGTGGTACAGAATAAACGGGGTTGATGTTGCAAACTCAGCAAGTCAGGTACGCCTTAAAGGCACTGACGGCGAATTAGTAGCTGCTTGGAAGTTTGTCGCAAAACTTAAAGCCGATGACTATTTCGAGCTAATGTGGTCTGTTAGTGATACCGCAGTACAACTAACGGCGCAGGCCGCAGCGGCTCCGGTTCCTGGAATCCCGTCGGCTCTTCTTAGTGTGATAACAGTCGAGTAGGAAAGGGGTGGGTTGTGGCATCAATAACTAAAGTTTTAGTAGCATCCAAGCAGCTAGAGTCTACACAGACCACTCAATATACTGCAACCAATTGCAGGGCAGTAGTTATAAGCGCATCGATTGGCAACACTGATACAGTTAACAGGACGGTGACCGTCAACATTGTGACGAGCGGCGGGTCGGCTGCAAACTCAAATAAGATGATCATCAATAAAACAATTGTTCCTGGAGAGACGTATCTTTGCCCGGAGTTGATTGGGCGCGTTCTTGACCCTGGTGATTTTATTTCCACTATCGCGAGTGCGGCTGCGTCGCTAACATTTAAAGTAGACGGGCAGGAGATTACCTGATGAGTAATGACAAGTTACCGGCGCTGATGTTTAAGGGCTTCGGCGGAATCCAAGTCGAAGAGCCTTTTGTTACGACCGGGGAAAACAAAAAAAATACTCAGACGGTTATTGACGAATGGTCGCTTGGACCTCTTGTCCCATCGATTGAGCCGGGTGCTAATGGCCCGTTTTGGTCAAAGTTAGCAAAGGCTTGGCAGGTTTCGGACAAGGAAGCGCGCCGGCGGTTTTGTGCTAACTGCGAGTATTTTCAGAACGACACGATGACCCAGGCCAAAATGGAGCGAATCCCGCTGAATAAATACGATACCGGGGCAGGTGGTCGTGGGTTTTGCGAAAAGTTTGACTTTATTTGCCACAACCTGCGTGTATGTAAAGCGTGGGAAGAGCGCGAGGAGGATTGATCATGGCACTGTTAAGCGCAATCGTTTCTGGGGTTACTGGGTCTCGTGCGTCGCGTCAGCAGGCAAGGGCGGCAGAACAGGGGATGGAAGAACAACGCCGTCAATATGAACAGACGCGGCAGGCGTTCGCCCCTTTTTTGAGCGCAGGAACCGGTGCCATAGGAGGGTTCACGCCTTTTTTGCAAGCCGGCCAGCAAGCATTCCAACAGCAGCAGGCATTGTCTGGTTTGCAAGGGTTTGCCCCGCAACGTGAAGCAATTAGCCAGCTAGAAGCATCGCCGGAGTTCCAGGCTATTGCTCAGCAGGGCGAGAATGCTATTTTGCAAAATGCGGCAGCAACCGGCGGATTGCGCGGTGGTAACACACAGGCAGCGTTAGCACAATTTCGCCCGATGTTATTGCAGCGCCTAATCGATCAACAATTGCAACGCCTCGGCGGATTTGCTGGTACAGGACTTGGAGTGAATGAACGTTTAGCCCAGTTTGGGATTAACGCGGCAGGGATGCAAGGACAGTTGGGGGCTGCGGCTGCGTCTAATATTGGAGAATTATTAGGTCAAAGAGGCGCAGCGCAATCAGGCGGTACTTTAGCGGTTGGCGGTGCTATTAACAGACCGCTTCAAACTGGCGAGCGCCTTCTTGGTCAACTGTTTGGGATGGGTCAATAATGGCTATCAAACCAATCAATTATGAGATTGATCAATCGCAGCCAATCCCTTTTTTAGAAGGCATGAAGGAAGGGCTACAACTGCAAGAAATACGGCAAAAACGAGAGGCCGAACTAGCAAGACAAGAACAAGAGAAGCAAAAAATCCTTGCGGAAGAACGTCGCCAACAGCTGTATCAAAGGCTTTTGTCTCCTGATGTTGCGCCAGAGGACTATAAAGCGGCGCTTCTGGTATCGGACGAAGCTAAAGCCAAGTCAATCATGCAAATGATGGAGCAGAGCGATAAGGCAGCGAGTCGTGCGGCTATTGTTGCGTTATCTCCGGTTGTTTCGGCGCTGCACGCTGGCAATCCAGATCGTGCGATTGCTCTCTTGGAGCAACGTGGTAAAGCTTACGAGGGCCGCCCAGACGTACAAGAGGACATCCAAAACAGGATTAACCTGATTAAGACAAGTCCTGAATCTGCCAAATTTGAGTTTGGTGGTGAGCTATCCGTTATCCCTGGCGGTTCAGACGTTCTAGGTAACATTTTGAAACTGACGGAAGAAAAGCGAGCGCAAGAACAAGCCAAGGTAGATATTAGAAAAGGTACGGCAGAGGCTACAAGCGCAGAAGCAAAAGCCGAGTTTGCAAGAAGACAAGAGATAGCGTCTTTAGAACAAAAGGCCGCGTCAATCGGGCTGTCAAGAGCACAAACTAGCCAGTCGTTAGCTCAAACTCGCAACCTGACAGAACAGGGCAGGATGCTTGCCCTAGATTTCAAGGCAGCATTAAACGGACTTCCATTGCCAAGCAAGGGTGGCGGTACAAAGCCCGCAGCAGCAGCAACAGAAGACGAGCGTAAAGCGGCTGGATGGCTCTCTCAAGCTGACAACGCATACAAAAACATGCTGTCGTCAATGTACACAAAAGAA